GAGAGCTTATGAGTAGTGAATCTAAACTTCACCAACTCAAGGACTTCCGTAACTTCTTATATCTAGTTTGGAAGCACTTGAACCTGCCTGACCCCACACCCCTTCAGTACGACATTGCTGACTACATGCAAGAAGGTCCTAAACGATCTGTTATCATGGCATTCCGTGGTGTAGGTAAGTCCTGGATATGTTCAGCCTATGCTGTCCATCAACTCCTCCTAGACCCCTCTAAGAACATCCTTGTAGTGTCTGCATCTAAAAACAGAGCAGATGACTTCTCCACATTCACCTTGAAAATCATACACGACATTCCTGTTCTTCAAGGTCTTATACCCAGAGGAGATCAAAGATTCTCTAAGATTGCTTTTGATGTTGGTCCTGCACCTGCTGCTCACGCACCCTCAGTTAAGTCATTAGGTATATCCTCCCAGCTAACAGGTTCTCGTGCTGACATCATCATTGCTGACGATATAGAAGTACCTAACAACTCTGCCACTCAAGGCATGCGAGATAAGCTGGATGAACAGGTAAAAGAGTTTGAAGCTATTCTGAAGCCCTTAGACACCTCTAGGATCATCTTTCTAGGTACACCGCAGTGTGAGGATAGTATTTATAACAAACTGCGTGAGAGAGGCTATAACGCTCGTATATGGACATCTGAGTATCCTAGTGAGGATTTAGTACTGAAGAACTATGATAATGACATAGCACCCTTCATAGTCGAAAGAATAACAGATGAGTCAATAGGTACAACTACAGAGCCTACAAGATTCTCTGATATGGACTTAGAGGAAAGAAAGATGTCGTACGGAAGGACTGGGTATGCTTTACAGTTCATGCTTAATCCCAGGCTTTCAGATGCTGACAGGTATCCCTTGAAGATCAATGATCTAATTATAACAGATGTTGATGTGGAACTAGCCCCTGAAAAGATCATGTGGTCTAGTGACAGAGATAACGAAAACAGAGACTTACCTAATGTAGGTCTGGGTGGTGACAGGTATCATAAACCTTTTAAGATTATAGGTGATCTGGTGCAGTACACAGGCTCTGTTATGTCCATTGACCCTAGTGGTAGAGGTAAGGATGAAACAGGATATGCTGTTGTTAAGATGCTTAACGGTCAACTCTTTGTTCCTCAAGCTGGAGGTCTTAAAGGGGGATATGATGAATTAACACTTAAACAATTAGTCAATATAGCCAAGGATAACAAAGTTAATAAGATTGTTATAGAGTCTAACTTTGGAGATGGTATGTTCCAGGAACTACTTAAACCACTACTCTTTACATCCTACCCTTGCTCAGTAGAGGAAGTAAGACATAACAAACAAAAGGAGTTAAGGATCATAGATACTTTAGAACCTGTACTTAATCAACATAAACTTATCATTGATCCTTCTGTTATTCAACATGACTATAAGAGTGCTCAGAGCTATCCTATAGAACACCAAGCTAAGTATATGTTAATGTATCAACTGTCCAGAATAACAAAAGATAAAGGTAGTCTTATACATGATGATAGGTTAGATGCTTTAAGTATTGCTGTAGCCTATTGGGTAGAACAAATGAATCAGGTTGTAGATAATAACATATCCTTAAGGAAACAAGAACTCCTAGAGGAAGAGTTAACAAAGTTTACTGATTCATTCTATAAGAAAAGTATTAAAGGTCCTAGAGCACTTCTGTGGTCATGAAGATCGCTATGCTCACTTCCTTCCCCTTCGTCTTTACTCACTCTGTTCGATAAAGACTCATGTATTAACATATCTTTATAGATATTATATATAGTGCTCCGATAGTTAGTGTAAATACATAAATACTAAAGTACTTAATGTTGTTATAATGAATAATTCTAAAAGAAATATGAACACACCTATCCTTAAAAGAAGTTTTAATTAAAGATTGTTTATGACATGGTCATTATCTAAACTCTATACTATGTCGATCAAGACCAATATTGTTATTCATAAATTAGTTCTTAACTATATCTGTTTAACGCTAGTCGATACATTCGTTCTTCTCCTAGCTCCTTTAAAGCTTTGTCATAGAAAATCTATAACAACCTATTAATAGGATTATAACGAATATTAGAAAATGTAAAGCCTTAAATTTAAAGATATGAAATATGAAGATCAAATAGAACTGTTACACAACGACTTACACAATTTAATTTATCGTTATAAAAGTGAGTACGAACTACACGATGAAACCATTATAGGAGCTTTAGAATGCCTGAAGTTGTCTGTAATTGAATCTTTTACTATAGACTTTGAAAGCGATATAGATGAAGAGGAGTAGTTTCAAAAATGGTGGAAAAATCTGAGAGGCTTACGCTATATACGCAGCCGTCCTTACCCCCCTTGCCACCCTTAAAAAATTGATATGTGGGTAGATATTGTTAAAATTCCAGTCATAAGTCATTGATACTCAACATAAGACGCACAATATTGATTATGTCCAATTACTGATAGTCAACGACTTAGGTAATAATAAGGCTATTGTTATAAGATCAAACGCAAATCAACAGATCATGTCGGCATTTGCGACATTGTTAAAACATATCAACATATCATGATGCGTTGATGTGTAAATTTGTATTTTCTTATTCGTTTAAATTTTCAATCTTTTTTGAAAACATTGAAATCAGCAATCTATTCTTATCATTACCAATTCTAATAGCTATCATAAGATAATCTTTAAAGATACAATGTTTAAAAATAATTCTTGCAATGATTGACTTGTTATGATTTACAGCTCTTATCACACATTATTAATACATTATTATCAATACCATGAAAACAATTATAGAAAAACTAAAACAAGACATTAATTATTCACTTAGTACTAAAGACTTTGAGACTTTAGGTTTCAGCTTTGAATACTTTTTACGCTATGCTCAACAAAAAGATCAGGAAAAGATCAAATCTTTTCATAAAGTACTTATTAACAAATTCGACAAATAAACTATTATCAATATGAAACCAAACGGCTTTATAATACATGAGGGTACTAAGAACGGCGAAAAGTTTGCCGTAATTGCTACCCTTAAAACAAGTAACAGAAAAACTGGCAATATGATTCAATTATGGATTCTGTTATCAGATCATAGTCCAGTAGATGGCGTTAAAAGCGGATTAGATGCTAAGACTATTTGTACTGGTTGCAAGTTTGCTAGTGGGAACGGCTGTTATGTTAATGTCGGGCAAGCTCCATTGCAAATATGGAAGTCTTACAAAGCAAATAAATATCCTAAATTAGATCCGTTTTTATACGATAGTGTTTTCAATGGTCGCAAGGTTAGATTCGGAGCTTATGGCAACCCATCTTTGATACCCTTAAGTATTGTTAAGATGATCACAGAAAGCTGTGACGGATGGACTGGATACTTCCACGACTGGAAAGAGATGTCTAAAGAAAAAGCTCAGTCTTACGGCAAGTATTTCATGGCATCAACTGAGACTAATGATTCAGTAAGGCGAGCAAAGGAAAAGAATTTAAGATTCTTTCATGTATCACCAGATCAGCCAAAAGACACGATTGAATGCTTATCCGATAGTCGAGGTTTATCTTGCGATCAATGCCAACTTTGCAAAGGTAATAGAATCGGAGCAAAGTCAATATGGATTAATCCACACGGCTCTAAAAAGAAAAGAGCAATAGAACAAGCAATAACTAATTAATTAAAAACAATACAAAATGAAAAACCAAGAACCCAATATCGATTGGCTAAAAGAAGATCAAAAGATTAAGTTTGACTTAAAAACTTTGTTAGTAATGATCCTTAGCCCATTGTCATGCTTATTAGTCTGGATATTTTTATTATTCCTAACTTCTAACGATTAAAACTAAAAATATATATGAAAATAAAACCACAACTTAACTATTCAATGTCTGGATATGGACAACTTAACAAAGATAAAATCTATTCCGCCATTGAAGCAACCAACCAACCCAATTGGAAAGAAGATGGAAAGATATTTGTTCTACCCAATGATGACTTACCTGTTGATATGTTATTGAAACAGGGCGAGTACAAGATTATTTCAACCGATCATTTACCTAAAGATGTGCAATGTTCCTTAGAATGGTTTGATGATAACCGAGATGATTTTACCGCTACTGACCGCATTGGCTTTGATGCGTTGTCAAACTACATTTTAAAAGATTATGAATAAAATAGATCAAACTACCTACTAACCTGACCTTACAAAATGAATACAATTGAAATTACAACTGAGCAAATAGAGAACTTTCTCAAAAATGATCAAATGAGCGAGATTATAGAATTGATAAAAGACTTAGCCAATGGTGATTATACAACTGATGCTTTAAAGCAAGATATTTTAGAATCAGAATGAGCGTCACCGAAACCATAGAAAATGTTCAATTCCATTACAGAGTCTTATCCGATCATCATCGAGGCTTTATTAAATGGCACATGAAAGACTTGCCAGACTTGTTCAATGGTAAAGCTTATTCTCATGAGGAAAAAGTTGAACAATATAAGGAAGCTCTTAAAGAATTAAAGAAACTTAATAGAAAGAAATAAAATTATGAAAACTAAAATACTATTAATTTGTGCAACCTTTACTTTGTTAAGTGGTTGTAAAAGCCCTAGACTAACCGACAATTGCTCTGACAAAGGTCATGGTCTGTGCCCGATATGCAACCACATACATTGATATTATGAGCTTATACATGTTCCTATTCTTTATAATCATTATGATTCTAGGCTTTAGCCTTTTATATCGTGAATAATAATAAGATATGTATTAAATGTGGCTTGACATTATACGGAAACGATCAAGAATCCGACACTTGTCTTACATGTCTTGCACAGAGTACACCACATTGCAACTTCGACCAAGGATACTCCTTAATAGAGGGATGTGTCCGTCAAACAACCAAACAACCAATAGAAAAACCAAGCAATATGATAGAAGAAACTATGAGGTACATATATGATACCTTTTTTAAAGATAAACTAAAGAATAACGAGTACCATAACCATAAATACTTTGACCTTTACCTGTCCTTACAACATCTATTGGACGAGTATAATAATAATAATAAAACTAACCAATAAAACTAATGATAAACACACAAGAAAAAACCACACTACAACTAGAAAGAATAACACCTGAAAAGGCACAGAAAATCTTTGACTCAAGGATGCCGAATAGAAATATAAGGATGCGAAGGGTCAGGGAATTAGCTATGGCTATGAAAGAGAACCGATTTAAAGACAGCCTGTTGCGTTTCTACAAGGGAAGATTAGAGGATGGACAACATAGAATATTAGCTTGCATTGCTTCTGGGTGTACGATTGATGCGTGGATTGATGACCATGATGACCCTGACAAATTCACAACTTACGACATCGGAGCTAAAAGAACCAATGGCGATGTGTTAGGAACTGAAGGCTATAAGAATTGCAATGTATTGTCCCCTACTTTGATCTTATTAAATCAAGTTAAAAAGTTTGGAAAACTTAGGGATGGTGTACTCAATCATGTTACCGAAGCAATACCTACCTACAAGATAACTGAAGTAGCTAAGAAATATCCTAATTTACCTTACTCTGTAAGTGTAGTTCATAGTGTTCAGAAATATCAGAAAGTAATACCGATGCCAGCTTTCGGTGTGTTTCATTATCTATTAGTTGAAAAGTTAAGCTCCTATTTAGAGACTGAAAAAGCTCAGGATATTGCTAATGATTTTGTATCTAATAAAATATACAAAGGTTTTAACTTAACACAAGATGATCCAGTTTATACCTTGCGTAGGTTGTTGGATAAAATTAGAGAGCAAAAGGAAAAGAACAAAGGGTGCATAATGACATCACCTCGGAAACTTTTATACGCTGCGATCACTACTTGGAATAAAAGTGTAACAAATAAAAAGTTAAAACAACTTAAGATTCCTGAAGGAGATACCCTGCCTAATATATTCTCCTATTAATATTGTCCATGCTTGGTGGGGCTATGTGGTCACCTTTTATTAACTTTATATTTTAAAACAAAATGGACGAAGACGATATAGACATTTACGAAGACTTGCGATGGGAATACGGACAGGAATTGTTACATGACCTTAGAATCAAACGAGGAGAAGGGTGGAGATACGAAGAATTAGAAGAGGAAGAAGACGAAGACGATGAGTAATGACGAAGACTTCGAGTTCGTTGAGCAGTTTGGATGGAAGACATTTTCTGAGGAGGTACACGAAGCATTTGAGATGTTCTGGCAGAATACTGAGCTAGGCTATGATAAGAATGGCAATGTAATCAGGACTAATAGAAAACGAATACATCCGAGACAAAACAACAATGACTTTTTATTCGGTAAGTTAGCCAAGGAAAAATTATGCAAACCGAAGAAGCATTAATGGTTCACTTGGGTAAGGCTAGATATAACAAAGCCAAAGCCTTAAGAGAAAAGAACAACTTACTATCCGAGACTCCAGGATATAGAAAGTTAGCAGATCACATGCACAGCGATGTTGCAAAGGTCATAGCTAAGTTCTATGAGGATTGTTCTGAACCTGCTTCTCCTTGTCCTA